AAAATATTCCCAAAACCAACAAATGCTTCTTTACCTTTTTTAGACAACGCGGCCATCTCTTTCATGGCATTGTCTTTTATTTCCTGCTTGACTGAATTAAGCATAATTACTCCCTATATGTGTTGTGTAACCGGGGCGTCGTGTATGTCGCCGGTCCACGGTTGACCGTTTATTTTTAGTTTGACTATCATTTATTTCTCTTTTACTATATTGTCTACTTCTAAATTAAACTGTATTTTCTTCTCTAAATATTTATACTCTAATTCTTTAATATCTTCTTCTATCTTCTTCTTTATCTCTTTTGCACTCGTATATATCTCAAAAGCAATATCTTCTAATCTATCTTTTTTACTAACAATAAACTTAACAATCTCATTCATATTTACAACTAAATCTTCTATGTTAGAAGGGTATAGATTTATAACATGCTGTTTTAGTATTCCAAATATATTCTTATGTTGTTCACGTACATATATCTGAAATTCACTTCCACTCTTATGATAAAACCCATTCTCTTTAAAACTTCGACGTATTTCATCCTTCATTCTAATATATAAAGCATCTCTGATAAGTCCCCAAAACATACGATATTGGGTTGTTTGTGTTTTATTATCTGCCACACTGTTAAAAATCTTTGAGTTGTAAAAATCAAGAAACATAGTCTCAATCTCAGATAGTTTCTGTTCAGCAAAATTCATCTGTTTTTTAAGTAAAGAATTTTCTATTATCGCTTGTTTTTTAGTATATTCAGATAATTCAATCTCCATCTTTTCACGCTTACTCATAATAATACCAACACAATCTATACATCTTCGCTTTCTCTGTTTCATATTATTAAGAATGTTCCATATTGGAGCATCCTTTTTCATATTAAACAGAAAAACAATAACCGCAACAATAACAAAAAATATTAACGACTGCCACCAATTCATATTGAGTGACACTAACCAATCACTAAGCCAAGCTAAAAATGATGCCATACAAGTAACTTCCCGCCCTAAAGATTTACTTAATTGTTAATAACTACTAATTATTTATATGTCAAGCGACATAAAAATCTGGAGGTTCACTTTCTCCAGTTATTTTTGCCATAGTATCTTCTTCTAATTTAGAACCCATTTCATAAAACCTATCATAGTTTATTCTCCCACCACCCGGAGCAGTCGCATCATATTTACCAACAGTAATCGACCATTGAATCATTGCTTTTGCTACACACAAATCTTTAAAAAGTATGTTGTTATATAACTGAGATGTGGTTGTTTTTTTGTAAACTGACAAAAGTACAGTCATATCATCATTTGGAGTTGGTACCACTCGTATAGTTTGTGTTGGACCGTGCCAATACGCATGATATAATCTCGAAAAATATCTTTGAATTTGTTCTACATAGTCCATACTAATTTGATAATGTACTAATGATAATCCACCCGGACCGGAACTACCCGGATGATTACCCATTGTAACCCACTCATCATAAAACAAAGTATTCATTGGGCTAAATAAATCACTTAAACCACCTTCGGTAGTTCCCAAAGAATAATCCAAATCGAAAACTTCTTGAATATCATTTCCAGAAAGATTATACTCACTCACGCCACTAAGTAAATTTATGCTTAAAAAATCAAGATATGTTGCATCTGAACCATAATGGTATCGACTAAAAATATCTCCACTGTCATTGATAATATCTTCTAACTGTTCATCAGATATAGTCACAACTGTAATGGGATGACCCAACCGTCTTTTTATATAAGTCTTCATTTCTGCAAGTGAAGATATTGACATTAGTTATCTCCTATTTTATCCTTCTTGATTCTCCAACCCTTATATGTTTTATTAGCATATGCATACAAAGCTCTATAATCTACATTGAAATGTTCCTTTGCAAATGATGGTAAATCAACGTCACAGTGAACATTTCCCGATGGACTTATAAATGTCCAACTATATTTCTTTTTGCGACCTTTCGCCCAAGGCTTTCTACGAACATTAGCACTAACTAAATCTTCTCTAACTTCTTTTTTTATCCGTGTATTCTGTAAAGGTTTAATCTTTCCTTCTATTTCAGCTCTCATTGTATTATCAACAAATGTATTTTTAGGAGGAGATTGTAAAATCTTGAAAAGAGACTTTACTTCATCAAACACCGAATCATCTTCAAAGGTTCTTATTGTTCTATCGTAGGGAACAATAACATCCTTACCAAACTGTTTTATTTTTATAGGTACTTCTGACAGATTAACCGCTTTCCACATATTCAACCTTCCTGCTGAATTTTGTTCACCACCCACTTAATTATTTATATACAAAGGGGAGAGAGCAAAAAGCCCCCTCCCCAATTTATGTCAAATCACCACACTGAAATTAAGCAGTAGCAATGATACTCGACACGTTAGTAAACGGAATGTAACGATAAAAACGACCAGAATCAAGCAACGAATCAGTCAATGCATAACGATGATGCGCACCGAGTATCGTTGAAAAATCCTTCTCAGCTACAGTTTTGCGAACACCACTGAGATACGGACTGTAAATAACACCAGCCTGCGAAGCCTCTTCACCCTTAAACCCTACAAGTGCATAATCAGTTGACGCATAAGAATCAAAATACACTTTCATCGAACCGGCATTAAGAGTACCAATCTCAGGAAGACCGTTAAAAGTACTAACAGCCGCAGCGGAACGAGTAAACACTCCGGGAGGCGCTGACTGTAGAGCAGTTGCAACCGCAGGAGAAACCACAACAAAATTACCATTACCAAGGCGAGTCAACGAAGCAATACGTCCCTGCTGATGAACAATCGCATTAATCATGTTAGAAAACTTCTCTTGTGACCAACGACCATCAAGATTAGTTCCACTTACATTTACCGCAGAGATAACTTCACCACCAAGAGCAGTGTTGGTTGCGGCTGACTTGATTTTTGCGAGAATCTCACGGTCAAGACCAGCAACAAGCTCATACTCAAGACGACTTACCATCTCACGTTCCAAATCTACACCATGCATCGCACGAATATCCTGCTGCGCAAACATACTGATAGTAGATCCAACCTGACGCGCAACTGCTTCAATAGTTTTCTTATCCCACTCAGTGGTCAATTCAGGATAAGAACCACCAGCTCCAAGTTCCCAGGTCTCGGCAGAAGTAGAAGCCGCACCGGTTGCAGATGTAAACCCATCATTCAGAACGGCACTGGTCTGAGAAGTCGAACCAGTATAACCAGACCACTCATTCATCTTATCCCAACCAGCTTCAATACCATCTGCATTGTTACTTTTGTAAATTACACGCATTGCAAAAGCAAGACCAACTGGCCCCTGCATCGGCTGAACACCACAAGTATTAAAAGCAAACAAACGAGGCATGGCGCGACGTGCGAGTGCGAGTGCAATGGGCTGGAACTGATAAGCATCGCTGTCGGCAGAACCATCGGTTGAACCACCAAGACTTGACAAAGTAGTATTGGCCTGTGCAGCTTCACCAATAACAAGTTGTCCATCACCATCTACCTGATTTTCGAGAACGGTTGCCATAGCAGCCTTTTTCTCATAGGACCAATTTTCATCAATTGCAAGCACGGAACGATTTCCGTCTTCATCGGTTACATTAGTCCATTTCTGAATTAGTTCTTCATGTGAACGAGCTTGATACATTACATATCCTCCTTATAAAAATAAAATATTGATTTCTAAATTCATTCAAACCTCCATTCAAATATTCAAAACAAACACACGTCTAATTTACTTAAAGAAACGACCAGCACGAGAAACTACACCATTTTTCTTAATAGGTTCCTTGTTATTTACATCAAGATCTACGTTCTCTTCAATGATAGCAGTCTCATCTTTGGTATTCTCTTTCTTAATTTTCTCTTCCACAAGCAACTCGGCATATCTCTGCGCTTTCTCATTAATCTCATCGAATGAAGCGTTTCCATATACTTCAAGTACTTGAGTTGCAATTTCAGAATCCAAATCTTTGGTAACTTCAATAAGTTTAAGTTGTGAAGATGCCTTTTCGCCTAAAGTTGACAACTCTACACACTCATTGATTTTATCAGCAAGTTTAGTTTTGTATTCATCACGTTCTTGAGTAAGTTGCTTTACAAGAAACTCACCGTCAGTATTAAGCTCTAAACCATTCTCAGCAAAAACTTGCTTAATTCCATCAACAACCGGCTTTAGAGTTTCATTGATAGCAATCTTAGTAAGAGCCTCATCAGAAATATTCTCACTGATCTCATTGTCAATAAAGCGGTCAAGATACTCAACCATCTTTTCCTCAAAAGCAACTTTGTCAGACTCAAATTTCTCATCAAGCTCTTTGGTCTTTGCTTCCAACTGTTCAGCTACTTGCTCTTCTACATACTGCTCAGAAATCTTAGCATATTTCTCTTTAAGTTCATCTTCTTTAAGAGCTACACGTTCGTTGACTTCTTTTTCTGTTGCTTCTGAAACCATATCACCGATTCCGACTTCCAACAGTTCTTGATTTTCTTCTGAGATGCCCACACTCTCAAGAAGTTTTTTCAGTTTACTCATTTATACTTCCTCCTTTAAAATAAAATAATTTACAAACAAAAATAATCCAACCATAGCACATACGCACAATTATTTATACGCTAAAATCCATTACTAATTTCTTTCAAAAACATTTTTAACGCAATAGCTTGTAATTCAGGTGAATATTTCCTTTCAAGTGTCTTTTCAAGTCTATCAATGGCAATTTCGACAAATGTGCCATCTTCACCAATAATAAATTCTCTATTCTCCAAAATCCCCTCTACCATAGCTGATTGACAACTTGGATCTTGAACAGCATCAACACCAATAAGACGATAATCTTTATTGACAATGCCACCACCACCAAGAGACCCAACACCTTTAGTAGACACACCAAACTTTACTTGTTCATCAATAAGCGTTTTAAGAATTTTTCCATTCGGTGTATCAAGAACTTTTGCAACTCCAATTCCTTGATTTCCTTGCATATAAAGTTCTTCAATTTTGTGAGAAATTTTACCTAAATCAATAGTTGGAGAAGTTGAATGGTCTAATTCCCCTACACTATTACCAGTAAGTATAGCTTCATCATAATAACGCTTTACTTCTCTTTCAACTATTGACAAAGGATATATTCTTTTATTCTTATTTCTAACTTCCGCTTCGAGAAAAACACCACGAATTTTATATTGTTTTGGTTGTCCTTCTACCGCTTCGGCAATATATTCAATGTCGTTTTTGTGAACGAACTCTTGAATTAACTTTGCCATATTTAATCCTCTTTTGTTTCGATTCCATTAAAAGAATCTTTAACCGCTTTAATCTTTTCTTGAATTTTAGTATCAATCTTCTTTGCAATTACAGATTCAATGTCTTTCTTCACATCAACGACATCACCAGCTTCAATCCTACCAAGTAGGGTATCTTCCGACCAATTCATATTATTTCCTTTCTCTAAAATAAACTCTCTTTAATTATTTATATACCATTGTTAATGAACGTTCTCCAACTCTCACTTATCACCTTTTCCCCGCGCCTAACATATGCTTCTGTTTGCTCTGCATTTGATTGTGCTCTTTGTAAAGGTGTTTCTACTGGTTCACCATCACCATCCACATCTTGAGTTACATCAGGTGGAGTTGCATCCATACCCCGCGCCGCTTCTTTTAATTTAGCTTCAAAAAGCTGCTGATTTTTTTCATACTCTTCATCTGAAAAAAGAAACATGTCTTTCAACACAAAATCTTTATCAAAAAACTTATCCGGCTCTTTATAGTTTTCAGGTGTCATTATGAAACTACTCGCAGTTCCCAAAATAGCAAGTTTAGTTTCAAGTAAATCATATTTTCTATATTCTGCAAACAAATTAGATTTATGAAAAAACACCTCATATAAATCTCTATCGATATATTTTTCATCAAATCCACGCATTGCAAGTAAAGTCATAAATGGATTCATCAACACTTCAACAAATATATTCTGTAAACGATTTACATAACTTGCAAACTTAACCTCTTCACGACTTATTTCACCCATCTTTCCGCCGCTATAGGTACTCGCTGATGGATCTTCCCATCGAGAGCGCGGAAGTTTCAGAGTTTTGTAAAGTTTACGAAGGAAATAATCAACGTCCGTCAATTCACCTAAATTCATACCCCCATCAAGAGTATCAACAGAAGTACCTTTACCTTCATCACTTCTGGCAAACCAATAATCTTCACTTATTGACTGTAAATTAGCAGTTGAATCTACATCACCAGTTTCACTGTTATATTTGACTTTCTTTTTATATCGCTGAATCATACCCTTGATATATGCCTCAGCTTTACCTTTAGGCATTCTACCAACATCAATGTTCCATATTCGTCTTTCTGGTGCCCTAACCAACCGATATACCAAAATCGAATCTTCCAAGCTTCTAAGCATGTTATATGGCTTAATTGAAGCCTCTAAATAACCTCTAACATCATACTCATCTTTACCAATACGAAAATATTTAACATGTACAATCTGATTTCTTGCAAATTGTTTTATTTCATCCCCAACCGTTCCTTTATTACTTACTTGCTTTTGAACATAACCAGTTATTTCATCACCCTCACG